CAAACCGCTCGGGGTTTTTGATCAGATCGTCAAATGCCACCTTCATCATGTGCAAGCTGCTGCCGGGGTATTTGGCCACTTCGCCGGGGATATTGGTGACGCCCATAGGCTTACCCTCGGCATCCAAAATTGACGACGGGATGGACTGCGCCGGGCGGTTCTGACCAATCTGGAAAGGAATGTCTTTTTCCGCGGCCAAGTTGCTGGCGCGGGCAAGCACTTTGTCCATCGATGGACGATCCAACAAACCCGTAAAGGTTTTGTCAGCGGGAACTAGAGCCTCATCGGCAATACCGTACAACTCTTTGGCAGTGCTACTGCGGGCAGCCTCTGCGGCCTTGAGTTCGGCGGGAGTTTTGCCGACCGTCTGCACGGCGGCCAGTTGAGCGGCTTTTTGCTCTTGAGCACGCTCGAAGTACGGGGTAGGTGTGGTCTTGGCTGCAGACGCACCCATTGATGAAAATCGGGTGGCCCCCACGGGTGCAGCAGCTTGTGCAGCGGTAGGCATGCTGCCCGGCACAATCTCATTCTGGCCGCGCAGGGCGTTGACGATCTCAGGACCACGACCCTCGGCTGCTGTCAAGTATGCGACAGATTTAGGATCAAATGCGTTGTACACCGCGCCAGCAGCTTTACCTGCGAGTTTGACGGGCACTTCAATCAAAGGAGCAAATGGGCGTGCGACATTGGTCAATTCACCAGCGCGTGCCACGGGTGCGGCAATTGATTCGGCGGCTGGGATTGCACCAGCCACAGTCCGCGCAGCAGATGGGGCCACTTTACTCAGTGCTCCTGCCGTCACAGCGGGAGCGTTCTTAACCACGCCAGCGCCACCAGTCAGCAAGGTCGACAGGTCGCCTACGGCCCCTACAGGGTCTTCGGCAAAGGTGCGCTTGATGGCGTCATAGCTGCCGTACTTGTCTTTGTACATGCCGCCCACGGCGGTTGCCACTGCGCTTGCGCGTTCGGCAGCAGCCGGGTCAGCATCGAATTTGTCGATGAAACCTGACACACTTTTAGGCAGCGCGTTGCGAAGCGCACCAGCACCCAGATCAAGAAGACCCGTCAGAGTTTGCACGGGGCTTGTAACAGCTTGCACCATGCCGCCAACAAACTGGCCCGCGCTTGCCGGAGCATTTTCAACCATCGCACCGGGTACTTCCTTCAAAGCATACGAGCGGCGGGCAGTAGGAATTTCACCAGCAGATGCAGTTGGTGCGTACTGGGCAAAAGGATTTGCCGCAGCTTCCGGTTTAGGTGCGTATTGAGCAAATGGGTTGTCAGCCATTTAGTTCCCCTTTGTGCCAAGTGCACGAGTCGCAGAACCGGGACCAAAGATCGAGTCGAATTGTTCAGCACTGCCCTGACCTGCTTTCAACGCCTCAATTGCACCAGCGGGGATGTTCATCACCGATGATGGTTTGCGAGGTGGGATGACAACTGGAGCAGTTGAAATACCCGTACCCTCAAGCGCGGAACCGGGGATTTGCTTGACGCGAGTATTCCAAGATTCAGCACTCTTTTCAGCAGCGAGGCGTGACAGTCGAGCCAATTCGGCCAATGACTTTGAATCGTATGTAAGCTGACCAGCCTTGGCCTTTTCCAAGAAGTCTCGGTCGGCGTTGGTGAAGCCTTGACCTGCGCCAAGGTTCGACGATTTGATCGCACCCAATGTTGTCTCGGCCAGTGACGAGATGAGCACCTCAGTGTTGCGAATCTTGTCCGAGTCAGTGCCGCCAGCAAGATTGAGTGCTTTGGCGATTTGCAGACGCGCATTTGCACCCGTGCCAGTGATGACTTTTCCAGTAGCAATCAGGTCAGTGATACGGTCAGCATTTGCCGCTGCCGCTGGAGCACCTTCGGCAGCGCTCAACTTGGCGGCGTCTGCATCAGCAATCAAGCCACCAAAACGCTCACCATATTTTTTCTCGGTGCTGACGTTGACAGGCACGTTGACCGTGGTGCGCGGCGCTTGCAGTGTCTTGAAGTTCTCAAAAGTTCCCTTGTAGCCGTTCTTCTTGGCGTACTCAAACTCTTGCACCGCAGTGGGTGGTAACTTGTCCTTGACGCGCTGCTCAAGTGATTTGGCCAACTCGTGTTCGCCAATCGCATGAAGCTGATCGATCTTGCGATACGTGTCTTGGATTGTTGTGTCGACAGCAGGAGGAGTGCCCGCAGGCGCACCAGCAGGGGCAACCATTGCGTTACGTGGAACTACGGGTGTGTAGGGTGCAGGAGCACCCGCCATCGCGTTTACGGGCGCACCGGGTGTGACTGGGGCCGCACCACTTGCCATTGCATTCACAGGGGCTGCAGCGGGTTCACCCATAGCCGCGGGAGCAGCGCTTGGGGCAACAGGTGTGCCGCCGCCCAAAATGTCGGAAAGCTGCTTCTGGCGCTGCATCTTTTCTTTGATCTTGAAGCCCATGTCCATGAAGTGAGGGACACCACTTTTCAGCATTTCGTCTGCGGCAAGACCTAAGTCAGACGGACCACCTTTTGCAGCGATGGCTTCTTGCATTTTTGACAACGCATCACGCTCACGTTGATATGCTTGCATTTGCATTTGCGATTGCTGAAGCTGCGTTGCCTGAAGCATCGCGTTCATTGGATTTTGAATCTCGACACCTTTAAAACCAAGGGCGATGTTTGGATCGATTGCCATATTCTGTCCTTAACCCATGTTGCCGTAAGGATCGCTTACGACGTTGCCGTAGCCCGCAGGTGTCGGAGTGCGGTTGAGCGCGTTTACAAGGTTGTTGCCTTGGTTGTAGTTCAAGTAGGTGCTGAGTCCACCAGTAAAGGCGTTTGCTTGACCAATTCGTCCAGCAGCTTCGGCAGCGGCACCACTGGTCATTAGGTTGCCCACATTTGTACCATACGCGCCAGCGTTTGCACCAATCGTATTGGCCGCTGTTTGACCCACACCAGCCAGTGATTGCAAAGGTTGCAGACGGGCAGCACGCTCAGTTTGATAACGGTTGAATGCGTTGGTGTATTCCTGCGAACCCATGTCTTGACCAAATCGAGTGGCAGCTTTAAGAGCACCACCAGAGATCAAACCACCACGAGCAGCGGCACTGCGCTCCAATGCTTTTTGACCTTCTGCCAAACGAAATGCGTAGCCGGGGTCAGCGTTGAACTGGTTCATCCCAAACGGGGTGTAATCAGCAGCACTTTCAAGTTTGGTAAGCGCACGGCCACCAGCTTCCAGCCAAGGTTTCTGAGCAGCCTGCTGCTCTTGAAACATTTTGTACTGAAGGTCGGAGGCTCCTCTGGTGGCGTCAGCTTGAGTTTGTGCAGCGTCGCTTGCTGCGTTTGAGCCTACAAGTGAGCTAACCGCAATTGCGGCGGGGATCATCCATGCCATATCAAACTCCTTCGCTTAAACATTTAGCAATCTCGCGCACTTGTTGAGGATCAACATCGGCAATGATTACTTCATCAATTGTGTCCTCATCCGTGCACTCGGTGGCATGGATACAGTACCAAACCACATCTGTGAGGGATTTTACGCCGTGATGTTTGCCTGCCGCAATAGTCAGACAGGCTGGTGCGTTTACCACAGACGACTGGCCGTCAACGATTAACTCAATCGAGCCTTGAGCCAACACCGACAAATGGTCAAATTTGTGCGTATGTTGCACAAGCCACTTGCCTGCCGGGATAAAGGTTTCCTTGGCATAGACGCCACCGCCGAAATGGTGTCGAATCTCAGGTTCGATAAAGTTCATTCATTACTCCAAAAGCAGGCAGTTATTAGGGGTGTATTGTGTCATCAACCAGTTTGATCCGTCAGACACAAGAGTGCAAGTTTCCCCGGCCACGCCAGCCAGAATTGCTGTGCCCGCAGCCCCGCCCACCAAAGGCACCACATTCGATGATGCCGAAATTAAAGTCTGGGCTTGGTAGTTCTGGAAACGCAGGATGCGCCCAGTGTACGAAGCCGCCGCTGGCAGTGTCGCGGTGCAAGATGACCCAGACTTGTTGTTGATGATCCATACATCCGTGACGGCAACGCTGAAGTTGGCCGTGTAGGTCACGGGTGCGGATGGCACAAGGTAGTCCGTGCCTGCGGTAGCGGCAGAAATTGCCGTTCCGTTGCCCTTGAGCAGCCCAGTGATGCTGGTCGATAGTGTCAGCGCAGGTGTTGCGCCACCACTCGATGTACCAGCAAACCCGTTTGCCGATACCACAGACACAGCAGTAACAGTACCTGTGCCATACGGCAGCGCGGGGATGTCAGCGGCCACCAAAGCCCGAAACGCAGGAGCCGCAGATGCACCCGATGTGGGGCCAGCCAGCACATAGTTGGCAGTTTTGGCAGCGTAAGGATTCTGGGTGTCGCCGTAACTTGCGGCAAGACTGATCGCAGGGGTTGCGCCACCCGATGACATAACAGGCGCTGTCCCAGTGACTGACGTGACTGTTCCTGTGGTGGGAGTGGTCCATGTTGGGACACCCGCACCTGCAGATGTAAGAACTTGTCCCGCTGTGCCCGCAGCCGTAAACCCGTAGGCCGTGCCAGTACCGTAGGGAACAGCACCAGCGGTAGGTGCAACCGTACCATTTGTGCCGCCGTTGGCGATAGGTAATGTGCCGCTGACATGGGTGGTCAGACCGATCTTGCCCCATGTTGGCGCTGCACCTACACCACCCGAAATGAGGGCGTTGCCAGTTGCCACATCGGGCAATTTTCCCAAAGTGGTGGTTGTGTTTGCGTAGAGCAAATCGCCCACGGCGTAGGATGCAAACCCCGTGCCACCATTAGCAGCAATCAGCGTTCCAGCCAGCACCACGTTGCCAGTTGTCGCGGCGGCGGGGGTTAAACCAGTTGTACCGCCCGACCAACTTAAAACGCCTGTGTTGGCAAGGGTGATCGTACCCGCACCATTGGTGACAGAAATACCAGCACCATAACCCAATGTGTTAAGGGTATAACCTGCGTCGTTACCGATAAGCAACTGTCCGTTTGTCGGTATGGTGCTTAATCCCGTACCGCCACTGATCACAGGCGTTACACCGTTTCCACCACCAGTGATGGTGTAGATGTTGTAGAACCACCGATACCATTCACGCGACACTGCGCCAGTGCGCTCGTCAACAAGCGGCACTCGCGGGGGCGTAATTTGACTGGTGTTACTTGTAGCCATACTCAGGCATTGGTGGGGCTAATCAACAATTCTGCGCCCACAATAGCTATTTTATTGGGGTCAGTGCCAGACACCTCATACACTCGGTCGCGCAGTTTGAGGGTCATGCCCAACCGTCGCCAAAACACCCGTTTGTAGTATTGGCCGATCTTGCCCATAGACGCCCAATGTTCATTGGACCAAGTGTGACCACCATCGTCCGACCAGCGCAACATTGCCTGCGGATCACTACCTTGACCATCATTGAGACCCACACCCGATTCACAGTCAAGTTGAAGACTGTGATGCGCGGTGCGCTTAAGGTTGTTTTGTCCCGTGGGAAGCGCACGCCAAGATCGCAACCATTTTTGAACATCGCCATTGTCGGCATACACGTCTAGATCAAACTGGTACAAATTGCCGTTTTCAAAATCACCAACAAGAATATTCCCGCCAAAGTTGCATTGACAGTTGCTGCGGTGGCGCGTGAATTGACCATTGGACCAGCCCGCACGTTCATGCCATGCTTGAGTTGACACGTCGTAAACCCAAGTGGCGTTGCCGGACGGAAAACTCAGCACATAAAATGAGTGGCCTTCTTGCTGATACGTGTACCCAATGGCATCTGAAATATTCCCGTACTGTGCGATAGCGTACTCAATTGCATGAGTAGAAATCCTAATGCCCGTGTAACCATTGGCGCGGTACACGATACCCTGACCACGGGCGTCTGTGCCCAGCCAAAACAAACCGTTGTCCATCTTGGCAATTGAGAATGCTGACACGCACCCGATTTCATTAAACGCACCTTGGATGCGCTGCAAGGGGAAGTCGGCTGCACCTGAGTCGTACCACACTTCCACGGAGTCGGTACCAAACACCCACAGTTCACGGTGATCGGCAATCACGCCCACCACGCCATCAGGTGACCCTTCGGCGCTGGCAAAGTCCAATGGATCAATGGATGTGCCATCAAGTAACTGACTCACCCAAATCTTCTGGCTGTTGGGTTCGTTGAACACAAAATAGCCGTCCAAATAAGCAACTGTGACAGCGCCCGCAAAATCAGGGTCAGTGATCTTTGCAAACACGTTTGTGACTTCGTTGTAGATGTAACCGTCTGGGTTGCAAGCCAAGAATATCTGTGTTCCGTTGTCGGCAATTGACACTGGACCTGTACCTGAAACTGTACCTAGTAAAGTGGGTGTAGCGGTCAAGCCTGTTACTTTGTAAAAGCCGTTGCCGGACACAACGTAGAAGTCGCTACCGTTTGTCTGGTGCGCCCACAGCGCCCGAATTGGTCCTGTACCAATTGTTTGCAAAAACTTCAAACCCGGCGCACGATTCAAAAACGCTGGTTCCTTACCACCCTCGGGGATGATTTCTGGAAACAGATTGATCATGCGGTTGTCCGCAGCGTTGATGCTGCGGGCGACATATGCTGATCCAAGAATCGGCGTCTTCATCAGTAGTTACCTGCGTACACGTTGAAGCGTTGACGAGTTGCAACAATGGCGTAAGGCATCGACATCACGTCATCAGGATTATTGATACGCTTGAGGTTGCGCTTGCTGGTCATCGAAATGCGCTGCACTTGCGGCGATGGTTCGACACCAAACTCGGGTGCAAACTCCATTGCCAAGTTGTACGTGAAAGCACGCAGGTATCCCGGAGGGAAGTACAACACGGTTGACAATGTGGCGGGTTGTGTAAGCTCCTCGACAGAAATAAAGTGCCATGTCAAAGCCTGTGTGGGCTTTGGATAGACAAACATCTCGATGTCTGGAAATGTGTTGTTGACAAAAATGACTTGCGGAAAAGTCGAGGTTACTGTCTTGACGGCAATGCCATCATATTGTTGTTGGTTGATAAACTTGATGCCATACGACACGCCGTTATTGCCAACGTAGTAGGTAGAGTCATCAAGCAAAATTGGTCGATTGCCGACAAAGTCCCCAGTAGGACCAAGAGTGCGGCTAATTTCACCAGCAGGCCAAAGAAAAACTTGATCTTGTGTTGAAAAGACGGAAAGGCGCTCAGTGTTCCATGAGTCAATCATTTGATTGAGCGCCATCAGTGCGTCCTGCGACACGGATGCTGAAGGTGTCTCACCCTCGGCAAGCACACCTAGCAATCGCAACGCCCGGTTGATTTGATCGCCTGCGGTATACGTTGCCATGTCACTCTCCTTGATCGGCCTGCGGTGCTAGAAAATCGGGCACAGCAGAATCTACTGATTGTTCGGTTTTACTGCGTCGAGCACGCTTGGGGGCCGCTTCTTCGATAATCTCGGATGGCGTGTCGTGAGTATAGCGCACCCAGCCGTTTTTCTCATCAGCAACGGCCTCTGCTTCCATGTTGGCGACTTTCGCCCCATGAATCTCATGCTTCATGTAAATGACTGGCATTTATTTTCCTAAAAACAGGGCCGAAGCCCCGTTTGGTTAGCTTGCGCCGTGGATGACGCAGAAATTAATTACAACAGCTTCAGACAACGTACCGCCTGAAATGTTACGCAATGTGATGCTGACAGAACCAGAAGCAAGAGCGTTGGCAAATACGTTGTATGAGCCAGCGGTCGCTTGACCACCAGAAATTGTCAAAATCACAGTGTCGTTTGCACTGATCAAACTATTGTTCAAAGTGAACGTAGCGTTTGTGGCAGTTGCCAAAGACGCGCCGTTCATTGTGATACGACCCATAGACTTGTTCAGCGTAACCGCTGTGGACTTGTCCGTAGCCTGAGTCACAGTGCCTTGAGCAGCCGCAGCGTAACCCAATTCCTCAGTTGCGTAGCATGTGCTGAATTCGGGGTCCAGATATGCAACGCCAGTAGCTTTGGTGTTTGACATGGTTGTTCCTTTAAAAATGGGGGCCGTAGCCCCCATTTAATTTAGGCAATGCGGTACAAAGACCAAGTGCCGTCGCCTG